GCCAACCTTTATTTACGGGATTCGTTAATAACTTTAATGACCGTTGCTAAGTCATCGTTGTCAAACTCTAGTCCGTGAGGCCAGTACCCTGTCGCGGCTAAAACTTGCGCTAAACCGTATCGGTAGGTACTGGCAAAGTAGGGCGGTCAGGTTCGTCGCTTACTACTTCCAGCAATACCAAAGATTTAATAAAATCGTCTAACACAATCGGCACTACAACATTGTTTTGTTGACATGCCTGGTGCGCTAAATACGCTAGGTCTTCAATGCCGATACCGTTGCCCATGTCGCTGGCTTTACGCTTATATTTGCGTTCCCATGCAACAATAGTGAAAAGGTTTGTTTTGACATCTACAGGGCCTTCGCCCTGGTCGACTCTAATAGTTAGTTGCATGTCGGGCCTTTGCTGTTAGTTGTTTAAATCAGGAAACAATTGTGGAAAGAACGCCACCCTTAAAGGTGATTGAAATGGTGCTTAGTTCGCCCATGGTGGCGTTGATAACTGGCAAAGACTCAAGATAAGCGCCCACTAATTCAAAGCGGGGTTCGGTGGCGCTAGCGGTGGTCAAGCCTGCAACGGTGTTAGAAACCTTTACCGTGGTGGTCGTGCCAACAAGTGCGGCAAGAGTTGCGTAGGTTTCGGTTGCGGCGTAACTCATGTAAAGGTCTAAGGTAATTTCCTGATTGTAAAGACCTGAAACAAACACACGACTGGTGGAACCAAACGCCGTTGACTCAAGCGCTTCAGCCATGTTGGTAACGGTTGCGGCAGTGCATTGGTCGGTCAATGAAACGCTGTTGACCATTACGCCAGGGTTGGAAAGGTATGTCGAAGTGGGCATGGGTTAATCCTTCTTTGTGTGTGCTTTAGTTTTAGCAGATTTTGGGGCGTCGCTGTCGCTAGGTACTTCATCAGATTTGATGAAACCATGCGCCAGTAATGCTTCAATGTTGGTACCTGCACCTGGCACAAACTCTGTGCCTACCGTGCCGATTTTGTCGCTCATAATTGTGTAAGTCATGGTCACCCTGCTTGTGCTTGTAGGTCTATGGATAAATCATAGGCGGCAAACATTTGACCGCCTACAGGAAAAGAACCAGGGCGCCCCGACTTCACTGCGACATTCTTAGCCAAAATGCCCGCAGACATGCTTAAAACATTGCGTAAGCCGTCAAGATTGGCTGGCCCTAGTGTTATTACTTTTACCGAAAAATTCATGGTAACGATGTTGTAGTTGTAACAATCAAAACTGGGTGCGTCAATAAATACGCAAGGCGGGTTAATTTTTTCGGGGTCAAAGACAACCCTTAACCCTGTGATGGTTGCCAGGGTGGTTGCTAGGTCGTCTATGGCCTCATTGAACAGGTCGGTGTAGACAGTCATTATGCGACCGCAGGTCGTGGGATACCAGCCAGTTGTTTAATTAACGGTGACAAGCCTGTAACAGCGGCGGTTCCCATGTCACTAAAAGAAGCAAATTGGTCTATAGCGCCTCGTTGGCGATAGATACTTCCGCCCATCATGATGGTCGCCAATTCGACATCTCCGCCAGGGACAACGGTCAAAGAATCCGTATAGCCGCTTTCTTGCCTGCGTCTAAAAATAAAGTTATTGGCGCTTGAAGCACATTGGGCTAAGAAAGCCGTTTCGTCAACGCTTGCCAATGCGATACCCAACCATGTACCAATTTGTGTACCTGTAATCCAGGTGCAAGTTTCGGTATAGGTCAGGGTGCCTTGTGGGATAGCGGCGCTACGGTTTAAGTCGTCGCCTGCGTCATAGAAAAGTACTTGGTTTTCTATGGGGTAGTTGTAATCAAATGTCAGGTCACCGCTACTTGTAACACCAGTAAACAGGTAGGCAGGCAAGGCATAAACATTGTGCGTACCGTTCAAACCATGGCCTAAGCCAGCAAGCGTAAACGGTAAACCCAAATCTAAGTCGGGTTCTGTCAATGTTTGTACCACAGCGTAATCGTCTAAACGCTGATGGAATATGACTTGGTATACAGCCATGGGCGGCTAACCGCCTTTCGACTATGCCTGGGTGATTTTGCGAATCATGCTTGAGTTAGCGGCAAAGGTAGCGGCATAACCAAACATGCTCATGGTGCGGGAAATGGTGCTGGGGTTTTCAACCGAAAGCAGGCCACGGTCTTGGCGGTAAATTTCGTAAGCGTTGCTGTTAAAAATCACCATGGTCTTTGCGGCGAAGTTGTTGTCAACAACGATTTGCAATCCAAGTGGGTTGGCGTTTTGGAAAGCGTTAATGCCACCGTTACCGATTGCGTTGAACGCATTAAGGCCACCGCCCGTGTAACCAAAAATCGGGCGCTTTTGGTCGTCGGTCAACTGCATCATGAGTCCCCAGGTGGCTGGGTCGACAGCGATATGGGTTGGCAAGAAGTTGGTTGCGGCAACTGTGGTGACTGCACAATCGTAGATTGACTTCAGCAAGTCGGCTACGGTCAAGTCCCAAACACCATCTGCACTGGCGGCGGTTACAAGGTTGTCGCAGGCAAAGTTGTCGATTGCCCGTAGGTACTGGCCTGCAAGGTCTTGCATGATAACTGCCATAGCGGCGGGGTCTGTGAAGTCCACCGTCTGATATGACAGGGTGGTCGCACCTGCGAAACTTTTCTTGGTGACCGTGTTTGAAGCAATCACAGAAGTAGTTGCTGATACGGCGTCAAGTTGTGCGGCCTGTTCCGTTACGGTTGGGTGGGTGGTCCAAGTCGGGCGAATGAATGTAGAACCAGTTCCACCGCCAGGCATAGCCCTTGTGCCCACGGCTGTCAAAAGCGGAGAAATGTAGTTAATATCCGCAAAGACAGGGCCGAGCAACGGAAGCGGAACAATACCAGCCACATTGCTGGAAACTACATCGCCAGCGGCGGCTTCAATCGGCGACTTGTGGTAAGCGCGGTAGTCTTCCCAAACTTTGTTGGCGTTAGCGGCTTCGATACCACCCTTGTGGATTGCGGCCATGAATTCAAAAGCGTTTGGCAAACGGGGTTCCCGTTTCGCTGTTGCAAAAATGGGTGCCGTTGGGATTACGACTTCTTCAATAATTTCGGGGGTGTCCATTGCGATTGTCTCCGTTACTGGTTCTTCGGCTACGGGTTCTGAGGCCGCTACTTGTGAAATGGTACTACCTTTGAAAGCGGCTGTGGGGACAAGGCTAATTTCTGTCCATTCAGCGGCTTCAATAGTCATGTTGCCTTCTTCGTCATAACTAAATTTGGTCGGATTGACACCTACGGACAATTCCATAACGCCGTCTGCGGCTAACACTAGGGCTTCGTTTCCTAGGGCTGTGCTACTGATTTTCATTGCCAGCAACATTTCGGTGCCAGTGTCGACTCTTTCGCTTACTAAGCCGATAGGCATAGTGCTGTCGTGGTACATAAAAACACGGGGTTGGCGACCGTCTACAGGTAGTGAACCTGGTGCAAACGAAACGGTGGTGCCGTCGCTTACGGTTGCAAAAGTGTTGTATTGAACAGCAACACCAGTGATAGTGCGGCGGGGCAGTCCGTCAGGGCCAGCGGCTTCGACTGCAAAAGTGTTGGTGTTAAAAGTAATCATGATGCCAATTCCTCTTGGGTGTTTTCTTGTGGTTGGTCTGTGGTGTTTTCTGCGTAGTTCAGTTCTTCTTGCATTTCTAAAAAGTCGTCGGTGTCCCAACATACATAGGTGCCACGGGGCAACTGTTGTGACAGGGCGTCAGTAATTGCTTTGGCGTACATTGACAAACCAAAAGTCCAAAGGTCGGACTTGGCACCAGCACTATTTGTGTATGCGTAACTACCTGTTGAAATACCCAATAAATACGGGGGTATATTGCACAAGTTAGCGATTTGCTTACTTTGATATTCGGCGGCGTCAATCAACAGCATTTTGTCAGGTGTTGCGGAGGTTTCGGTGTATGACAAAAATTCGTTTAGTGCGGCTGTTTGGTTGGTTGCTCTTGCCTGGTTAAATGCTTCAGCAAGTGCGGCGAGTTCTGTTGCGCTTAACGGTTCGCCACCAGTTTGTTTAAGTACGCCTGCGGGGATTGCGCTACTAGCGTTTCGATAGCGGGCGTCTTCTAATTTTAAGGCGGTAGCGATTGTTTGTTCGCTCATAAAAATCATGCCTTGGGTTGGGCTGTAAATCTGTACTACATCTTTGGGGTCTATAGCGCCCCCGTTAAAATAGATTTCTTTTGATTTACCAAACCACACTGGCCCGTTTTGGTCGGGTGTCGTAATTGAACCCTGCGGTAAGCGGGTCGCTGAGGCCATGTAGCCGTCTTTAGTTCTAGCGGTAATAAAAAGAAAGCACCTTCCGAAAAAGAAAAGGTCGTCAAAAATCCATGGGTACAGAAAACTGTTTGGCATTTCGGGGTCAAGTTGGCGTAACCAGGACCGTGGCGCTAAGGGTACTTCTTCCATTTCGCCGTCGGTTTCGTTCCATCGTTCCGTATACATTTCTAGTTTCATGCTGGCAAGAACTGAGGCCATAAGGTCACGGCTTCGACTAATGGCGGCTACAGACATGGCACGGTTACGCAAAAGACCAGCCTGGTACGACCACCAATCACCAATAAGGTTTGGGCCTGCGACTTGTGAACTGTAATAGGCGCCACCAACTGCGGCGGCTTGCACAGTCGGTTCAGGCGTCGGCGAAATCTGCGCTTTGTTCACTTTAGTTGTATTAAAAATGCCCATGAGTTTTCCTATCGGGGGTGTCCCTGCCCTGCCCGACGCAGAGCAGGGACTATATAAACAATAGCCTGATAGCGGTTTACGGTGTCGTGGATACAGCAAACATAGGTTTGCCTACCGTTTTGGGTCGGGAAGATTCTGCTATAGCCCAAACCATACAGCGGCATAGTTCAATGGGGCCAGGCGACTTTTGGCTACTGAGTACTACACCGCCACCAGTTTTAGTTAACACAGCCCTGTTGACATGTTCAGCCAAAGACAGTTCGCCACGGTGCCGTACTTTGCCTTCCACAATCATTTTTTGAATAAGGCCCGAATACTTGAGTAGTTCGCCGTACCCAATAACAGTTGTACGCCTTTCCAAAGATTTGGGCAAATGCAAATGTAACGCTGGCGTAATGACCATGTTTACGGTCGTGTCTGCCATGACCCGTTCTATTTCTTCCCACATGGCGTCTTCGGTGTCCACCATAAATTCGACACAAACATGGGCTTTGGATTCCAATACGCTTGACCGAATACCAACATAACGACCGTCTGTTAAGTCGGTATCTACAGCAAGAACACCACCAACAGGCATAGCAATATCTGTTTTTTGTTTGTCCCAAACGCCAGGCGCAAGCCAGGCGCCACGGGCAGAAACCCACATATTTAAGTGCGCCCTTAAGAAACTGTCTTTTTTAGATACCGCTTTAAGCGCTTCAATAGTGACTGTTTTACCTAAGGCAGGGTTAGCCATCGCCCAGTTGCTTTCTAGTCGTGGGTCTGCACCAGGCGGCATAGACCATTCCGCAAAATACAGGTTGCTGGTTTCGCCTTTATCTATTTCAGATATGGCGGCTTCTCTAAAAGCAATCATGGCGGCGCTTGATTCGTCGCCTGCCGTTGACCACATGCTGAGTAGCGGGCCGCCGTTACCACGGGCGATTTGGCTTGGCCTTAATGCGTCGTCGACTACAGCCGCAGTAATGTTCCAAAGTTCGTCAATTACAATTAAGTCGTAACTACCGCCGTGTAGGTTTGGGGTGGCGGCTCTAACTTCCCAGGTTGAACCATCAGGCATTTTTACCGACTTACGCCCTAAAGCGTTAGCGGCTTTACCCCCAAATTTGTCCACAAGAATTGGGGCAATACTTCCAAAAATTGCTTCGGCCCTATCAAGTTTGTTAGCCACAGAAAGCACCGCCTGAGGCTTTCCACGAAACGCCGCCAATTCAGTAATCCACCAACCAATAAGAGCCTGCAACGCAACAGACTTACCTTGCTGTCGTGCAGTCGACACAAGCGATTCCCGAAACTGCAAGTTACCTAAACCGTCATGGCTTAACTGCTTTAACAAACAATGCTTTTGCCAGGTCATTAGTTCAATGCCCATATGCAAAGTAGCCCACTGGGAAATCCCCTCCCCAAAACTATGGTCACTACAGCCAATCGTTTCAAGTCTCGGCAAGTTGCCCTGAACCCCTGCTAATTCGTGCTGGTTACCGCCAGTTTCCCCCAAAAAGTTTGTAAAGCAAGGGGTCGGGTCTTCCT